TATTTTTAAACAACCTTCACAATGGGAGATTATTAATTCCAAATCTTCACTTTTAATCATCTAAACAATCCCCAAATCATTCCTGCGATTAATAGAGGAAAAACTATTTTTGAAACACCTGACCAATAGTTTAATTTTTTTTCATGTCTTGCTACCTTTCCATTTAGTTCTGCAAGATGCATAGATATATCTTGAAGTTCTTTAATCATAAACTCTTTAAAGTTATCAATTCTTTCAGCCAATACTTCGTTTGTTATTCTTGTCATTGTGTTATGTAAAAGTCTTTCCCATCTGTTGCTACTCCTACTAAATTTCCTGCACTTGGGCTTATTTGATTTTTAACATTACCTTGATAATCTAAACAATATAAATCATCATTAGTTGCTCCACCTACCCATAAATTTACTCCATCAAAACAAGCTCCTCTATTTAGATTCTCTGGAAGCGAAACCTTCTTAATTAGATTAAACTCTTGGTCAAATTGCCATAGCTCATTTTCCTTTATTTCAGTAGCAAAAAAGTATTTACCATTAAAAGTTATTCCTCTAAATCTTAAATGGGAAGCCCCACTAATATGATATATCTTTTGTGTATTTCCATTCACATCTATTTTGAACACCCTTCCTGATTGAGGGATAGTGGTTTCTTGACAAATCACATAAAAAAACATTCCATCAGTACAAACCCCATGAGGATAAGAGGTAGGTGCAACTCCTGGTTCACTAAATGCTTTAATAAGTTTAATATTATCAATTCGACCTGTAGCATCAGTCCAATCTATCCTAATTGAATACAAACTCAAGTCCCTTCCCCTTGTAAAGATTATTGCAAAATACCCAGCCCCTATATAACAAATTCCTTTATAATTCCCAACGAGACTCATTGGGAAAGAAGCTATGATATTTCCTTTTTTGTCTATTTTTGTTATGTCAGCCATTTTAAGTTCTGAAGTAAATTACTGGATTTGCTACTGTGAAAGTGTTACTTACGTCTGTTCCTGTTGCTGTTACTCTTACTCTTATTAATTGACAAGCTATTGGAAAAGTTATACTTTCTTCTACTCCACCTCCTATTGAAACATCAGAATACCTCCAATCTCCGAGAGGTCCATTCATATACTTTATAAAATTAGTTCCATCTAAGCTTATTTCTACTTCAAATAAAATATCTGTTGGAGTAGAAACTTTGTCTAATTCAAAGCCTATGCAACATTCTCTATACTGCCAACAAGTAAAGTTAGAAGATACAGCAGTAGTAGGGTCATCGTCATAAGTAGTTCCAATATTATCCAAATCATTATATTCAGGTTTAACTGCTGGAACTAATTCTCCTTTGAGATTGAAAGAAGTATTTGCTCTATCTCCACTTGCTACATCAGTTGGTCCTTGCTCTCCTTCAGTATCAGGAGTGTAATCTATAACCTTTCCACCAATCTTAACTGGATTTCCTGCGTCAGCAGAATCGTGAGCTTCATCTCCTGTTACATATGCTCCTCCGTTTTCTATTGTAAGTAATGTTCCAGCTACAGGGTCAGCAATAATGGCCGCAGGTATCTCAAATAAAGAAACAGAAGCATAATAATTCTTATTTCCTCCAGGTCCGTATTCTGTATTTCTTACTGTGAGTTTAGAACTGTCAGTTTGTTCTACTTCAACTGAATCTGAAGCACTTGTTAAATCACGAATATCTAAATCAGTTGCTGTAACATCTATGCTTTCTCCATCTAAAGTAACTTGTAAATCTCCGTTAGCTGTAACTGTTGCTCTGTCATCAGAAGAAGAATTCTTTATTTCAACTGCACCTATTTCAATATCACCTGCTTCTAGTATTGCAGTAGTTCTAACTGCTACATTGCCGTTTTCGTCTGTTGTAAACTTCTTATATTCTCTATCCGTTGGGTTGGATGGTAATGCCATTTAATTTCTAACTGTTTCAATTTTGAAATTTCCTATTACTTTTTCCTTTAGTCTTTCAATTTCATCATCTAATGATTTAAGGTATGTAACCATTTGTTGGGTATTTTTTGAGACAGACATAGTTTCAAGACTTATATTGTCTACTTGAAGGAAATTTGAAGAGTCAATTTTAGCTTTGAGCACTCTTCTTGCAATCATTTTAGTTGCCAAGGTTTTAATTAATTCTGGAACGGTAGCTGAATAACCATAAACAAAGGTTGTCTTGATTCCTCTTGGGTGCAACCTATAAGGTCTACATCTCATTAAAGTAATTCTTCCAGTTCTACAGTCTACAATAAAATCTCCTCCTGAACCTGTTTGTTCAGTGAGAGTTGCCCAATTATCTGCTTCAGTTCCACATGAAGAAGATTGATTTGAACACAAATTTGTTATTGAAATAATTGGTCTTCTTTGAATTCCACATTCATCCTGAAGGAAGAATGCGTTTTGAGTTGGATTTAATCCACTATCAGCTCTTACATTTCCAGTGTAATAATTAGTTGTTGGGACTGTAAATGTGGTCTCATCTGTAAAGGGAATAATGGAATTAGAAGCTGTCGCTGAAACAAAGCTTGATGCTGTCATCTCATCTATTTCAGCTTCTGCTTCCTCTATCCATTGGTCAACCTGAGTATTGGTTGGTGTCGAACTTCCATCAATTGTTTGAAGAATTTCAGCACTAACTAAGGTGGTTGTTGTATAACCTTTTGCCACTTATTATCCTCGTAGTTTTTCCCATACCCTATGAACTGCATTAGCACAGCATCCTCCGATGCCATGTTCTTTGCAAAATTCTTGTGAAGTCATTGGTTTGACTTTAGGGATTTCTTTTTTAACTTTTTTTCTTAATGCCATCTTAGTCCCCTTATCTGTGCCCTATAATTAAAACTCTGTTAGCTCCAATGTCATCAGTTGCTGAAGTTTCTGCGTTTGTTCCATCTAAATCAACAGAGAACAAATGAAATGAACTTCCAGAAGCATAATCTCCGCTAGTGTCTGTTTCAGCTACAATGGTCACTGTTGCTGGCAGTTCTTGTCCGCAAACTATTGCAGACTCAATTGCACTAAGACCTAAACTTGAAGCACTGATTACTTCTCCACCTGTTGTGTAACTTGTTACATCAATAGATGCTATTTTTATCACCTTATTTCCGAAAACAGTAGTTTCCTTTACTGTAACTGTGTGTGTCATGTTTTCCTCCTAACTTCCTTTTCGACAGTAAAAACTGTGGAGGCATTTCAGCCTCCGAAGTTAATAATTACGCTGATTATACATCAGTCAAGTTGAAAATTGCAACCTGTGTGTCGAATCTCTTCATTACCAGTACACCATAAGATTTGTAGTATCCACCTTGTAGGTCTGGTCTATTTGTTGGAGTTGTAGTTCCACCACCAACAACTGGTGTATGTGTAGCATTTACACCTGCAACATAAGCCATGAATAGATTATCTAAATCAAGCAAGAATGCACTTGCATCTGTATTTCCTGGGGTTGTAATAGAACCAGCAGAAGCTTTCAAAATACCACAGTTATCCATAAATCTGGAACCAATTATTGGAATTCTTCTATATGCTAATACTCTAAATCCACCATCGAACTCAACAGTGTTGCCTGTGCTCATGAATCTTTGTTGTGCTTGAAGTAGTTGACTTACTGCGTCTACTCTTTCTTCACTCATTAAAAAGACTCTTCTAGCTTGTTTAGCTCCTCTCTTGTTAGATATAGTAATTGCTGAATCCAGGTGACTTAGCCCTAAAGCTACTGGTGACCCACCACCTGCTTCACCTGTAGCATCTACTGCACCTGCATTTAAGTTGGTTTGAGTAGTTGAACGAGCAGTACCATATAGTGTGCTTGTATCTCCTAAACCGTTTAGAGCGTTAGTAGCTACACCATTAAGCATTAGTCCACCATATGTTGCACTATCAATAGTACCATATAGTCCATTGAATGCATTAGTGGTTTTTCCGCCTGCTGTAGTATTTGCTCCTATAATGATTTGTTTTTCTTCACCAATTGCTAGTGCTTCTGCAGCATAGCTAGCTTCTTCTGTTAACTGATTACCCATTCCTGCAGCAATCATTAAATTAGAAACCTCATAATCTGCCCTATATGCTTTAGCCACTGCAACTAATTGCACCTTACTTGAAGGTTGCGGTGTAGCCGTAGCAGTTTGTGCATAGAAATCAAATGATGTATTTGTAACTCCTGAACCACTTGAAGATTCTGTAACCAAGTTCCAAATAAATGCTAATTGATTAATATTAACACTTCTGATTAATGGTCTTAAATCAGTAACTTTGTTGAAAGCTTCCACTGGAAGCTCTTCGATTTTCTTTTGGATTTCTGCACCACCTGCACCACTTCCCAAAACACCTGTAGTGTTTGTTCCAGTCGCTAAAGCAGCACGAACATCCATTAAAGTTTTTAAACTCATTTTGTTATTCCTCCGAATTGTTTAATTTTAATATTTCACGTCTTTTCCTTCTTTTCGGGTTAATGAATTATGAAGTTGTTCCATTTCCTGAGGTATTGGTTTAAAGACAGTTTTTGTCTGCCAACCTATTCTATCCCTAGGATATTCTTGAACTTTTACTAATGTTGGAAGAAGCTTTCTAACTTCTGGGTCAGCTTGTAACATAATTGCTTCACCAGGTTCCAAGGTGTCTATTTTTTCCAATAGTGCTTTTTCAGAAAGTTTCTCATCTTCTTTAGTTAATGTACCTGAAATAACACCTTTTGGTTGAGGTTTATTTTCTTCAACTTTTTCTTTTTCCTTCCTTAGTTGTTCAAGTTCTTCTTTCATTTTTTTCATTTCTTCTTCTTGTTGAGTCTTTTGAGACTCTATCTCTCTCTTTTTTAATTCCTCTTCAACTTTAGCTTCTATCATCTTTGCAACATCTAATTGTGGCTCAGATTTAGTTTCTTGAATAGGAGTTTTCTCTGTTTTCTTTTCCATTTGCTTTTCCTCCCTGGTTTCAACGACTTCCTGGATACTTCTCATAGCTACTTCAGTAATTGAAGAAAATTCCCCAAGTGCTGCATTAGGTACAAGGCTTACCCCGAAAACATCTACATCATTAATTTTTTCTATTCCGTCTTCTTCCATAACATCTTTTGTTTTGAAATTTAGACTCATTCCATTGATATACTTGTTTAACAAGCTTCCTACAATAGCATTATAATATCCTTCGTGTTTTTCATCAACTTCAGGAAAGAAAGGGTTTGTTTCAATTTCCATGTATAACCCTTTATCTAACACATCAAACTTCACTGGTTTAAACAATGGAAGCTGTTTCATATTCATGTTTGCTTCCAAATTTTGTAGTTCTTCGCTGATGTCCTCACCATATTTACTCTTTAATTGTTTAAGGATATCTTTTGAATTAATGTTACTTGCGATTTCATGAAGTGCATCAACAAATATCTTTTTGTGTTTAAGTTGGGTGTTGATACTCTCTATGGCATTTCTTGTGAATAAACTTTTGAAACTTTTGTTTACTTTGCCTGTATTGGGGTCTTTTGTAAACTTATAGATGTGTTCCACATCAGGAGCTACAGCATATCCTTTGATTAAATACTTAGGATGGCCTGATTTGACCTGTAAAGCCCTTGTTTCCAGTTTATCAAATGTAAATCTTTTCATTGTTCTATATTTATCCTCACTTCACTTTGTGATTTAGGCATGGATACAAGTTCCAAAGCTCCTTGTAATATTGTTAATTTGAAATCTTCTACAGATAACTCTATTCCATCCTCGCTATAGAATACTTCTTCTTTTTTAAATACTGTATGATATATTAAGGTTTTAGTAGGCAAATAAAGGTGAATTGATTCATCATCCTCATAGTAAGCCATATACTTCTGAGTATCCTCTTCTACATCTACCATTCTAGCTTTTTTGATTTTTAAAAAATCTCTTAGTAATATATCAAACATCATCTTTCTTTACTTTTTTAGAAGATTTCTTTTTAGGTTTTGGTTCTTCTAACTTTTTTTTCTGTTCCATGCTTTCTATTTCTGATAAGGTATATGATGGGGTCATTTTTCTAGTATTTCCTCCTTATATTGGTCGTAACCTTCCTCAATAACATATTGGCTCCTTTGTTGTATATCTGGGGCCTTTTCTTCAGTAAGTTCGCTAATTCCTGTTTCATCTACATTAACATTCATATCTTCAGTAGAAACATCCATTCTATCTCTTTTTGCACTGATTACATCTCTGTTTAACTTATCTTTATCTTTTCCTTCAGGTTCTTCAATATCTTCTGCATCAATAGTTAACCCTCTGTATGTAAGGAATTCTGCTATTTTTTCTTTCTTTACACCGATTGCTCTAAGTCTTTCAGCATTTTCAATTAAGGTTTTTTCATCTTTCAAACTAAATGGATTGAATTTGAAAACCATATCTTTGCAACCCATTCTT